GCAGGTAATACATAACCTGATTTATCTGCGTTACCTTGATAAAAGTTCTGCATAAAGGTAAAACCAGAAGAAGCAGTAACTAATACTGGCGTGGTTACGTCTAAAGATTTAATAAAGTTTTCTCTTATTAAACCTGTATTAGCCGTACCGCCCAATATCATGAATACACCAGTGGTTAAACCAGAGGCGCCAGTTAATACTGCTCTGTTACGTAGACACTGCAAGTTAGTTAAGTTTTTAGCAGAAGCTGTTTGCAAGAATCCACCACCAGTAACAGCGGCATTGGTAACATAGTTATCTTGTATTACCCAACGACTATTGCTTCCTAATGCACTAACAAAACATGTGTTAGTTTGAGCACCTAAACCATAATGGTTACAACGATCAATAAATAGACCTGCTGCTGCATCAGTTGTGGTATTAGTAACAACAATACTAACAAAGTTAAGAACAGAAGTTGTGTCTATAAAGTCACATTCACTAATTAACAAATCAGGAGCTGCTGCTAATGTAAAGCAAGAAGTAATATTAGCAAAGTTAGCTACAAAACGACAGTTTACAATAGAAACGTTAGCTACGGATACGTTAACTGTTGCGCCCACGACACTACCAAGAGTAAACGTAGGACGTAATGAGCCGGAACCTAATCCTATAATAGCTACACCAGCTTTATTAATAGTTAATGCTGTAGCTGTGGAAATAGTTTCCGCATGGCCAGGCATAACCATAATAATATCACCACGAGAGGCCACACATTGAACTAATGCTCCTGCAAGTGTTTTAAAAGGTTTGGAATATGTTCCAGGGTTACCATCACTAGGAGCATTACCATTTAACGCTAATACTGATGAGTTGTTTACATAAAATACTTTTCCTGGATGAGCAGTAGTAACAGGCAAACCACGAAGGGTCATTCCATTAGTAAAGCCATTGGGAAATGTTGAAATTGGCATTGATTGTACTCCAAGTTAACCAAAAGGTAGGGCAGGTATTTAGCCTGCCCTAATACTAACTTATATTAAGGGCCGTTTGAACCGTAAATACCTCTCCAATCAGTGAAACCTACAGAGTAACGTTCACTAGCCTTGAATTTCATATTTTCAGTATCAAATTCTGTATCATTGTCTAAACCAAGAGGTCTGCGTTGAAACAATCTTAATCCTTTAGGTACGTTAGTTTTAATAAACCAAGCACTAGCAGAAGTAAGATAGTGGTTCAAGCAGATTCCACCAGGAAGTACACCAATCTTTAACATAGCGTTAACAGCATTTTCAGCAGTATCGTTACGTAATGAAGACTGAAGAATACGTGTTGCTTCAAACTGTAATTGACGTGGAATAATTAATTTCATGCCCATTGCGCTAATACGCAATCCAGCATCGTTTAAAATACCTCCAATATCAATAAGAGCTTGCTCTAAAGCTGCTTCTGACAAATCTGCTGCTGTTACTGGTTGGTTATTATATGTTCCACCTTTGGTTAAAAGATGTGAACTGTTACATAATGATAAACCATCCGCACCAACATAAGAACTGTTGAAAGCTCTGTTAAGAACGTTAGCACATACAATTTCTTTTGTTTGTCGCATAGAGAATGCTAAAGCATCAGTTTGTTGTTTAGCAAGTTTCATGTACAAGTTATCTTCAATTGCTTCACGTGTGATAATATACCCCAACGCATATACAATGTGAATGTAACGTACATAAATAGCTTGTTGCATTGTGTCATAAGACAGTGCTTGACCTTCTGCTTTTACAGGAGCTAAACCAAAACCATACGCATTAACATCTTCTTCGTAGTTCATATCTGACATTTCCATGTCAAATATTTGTGACCATTCTTCGGGGAACTGATCGTAAGCCAGACCAAACCAAGTATTAACTCCTGGTCTAAGTGCTTTCGATAGTGCACCTGTATTAATTGCCATTTTCTATATTCCCCTAAATTATATTGCTTTAACCGCAGTAGCACCAGAAACAGTTTCAGTATGTAAGTTAGGTTTTACTAACCACTTAGCATATGATCCAATTTCATTGTCTGCACGTTGTACAAAACCTTGTAAGTTCCATGTTTTTGTTGATGCAGTGCTAACAGTAGCATTATCAATTTGCATCTTAGAAAGACCAATAACAGTACTTCCAGTAACAAAGGCAATTGAATCAACACACTGTCCAAGGTTAGTAAATGCCAATGCTGTTCCTGAACCGCCTTCTTGTACTTCAAATATAAGATCAGGTTCGTCTGCAACATATACATAACCAACGTCAGCAGCTTTCATGTAGCCTACTTGTGTCAGGTCAGCAACTTTAGGGTCAAAGCCAACAACAACACCTGTGATATAAGAACCAGTAGTTGCTTGTTGAATTTCAGGGCCTACGCCTAGTGGATCGGTTGATCCAGTAATACGTACAACAGGGTCACCAACTGCTAGAATACCAGAAGTAGTTCCTTTGTAGTATTTGTTTACTGCACCCATATAAGGCTTACCATCCGAATATCGAACTGGTTTAAAGCCTTTAGGCGCATTTGTATTTGCCATTTAATAAATCCTCAAAATTATTGATGTCTATTGCTATTTATTACGATGCCCGTCATCGATTTGCATCGTGCCATAATCTGCTCCGCCTTGTTTAGCGTTAGCAGGATTTAATGCGGATTCTCTATCCTTTATTTCTTGTTGTTGAGCTAAATAATCTTCATGGTATATTTCTTCTGGTATTTCCATCAATACTGCGGTATTACTCTTGGCATTTGGGTCTCTATTAACCACATATCTTACTTCGCTTCCCAACTGAGAAGCATTCTGAGATCTTGCATCAGTGTCTCTTTCTTCACTACCTTCTACTACTTTCCAACCTGCTAGTTTAAACATCTCAATACGACCTACTTCGTCGTTTACGATTCTACGTTTAAACCCTTTACGTTCTTTAGCTCCTAGAGCTTTTTGTTTATGTATGGGGACACGTTGAGGATGAGCTGATTCACCATTTATTTTATATTTATTTGACTCACTCATTTTCTAATCTCTCCCATTGCTACTAATTCAGAAATATACTTATCAACAGTCATAACCTTGTTTCGTTCAAAGTGCTTTGCTACTGTTTTTTGTTCATCTGTTAAGTCATGAAAAGTATACCGCATTTTGGATTTAATTGCAACACCTGCAGATGAATTTCCTTCAACTGATTGGTATTGTCTTTCTTCTGACTGTCCTTTCTTAAAATAATCAGGAAATTTAGCTTCCATGTGTTCTTGTAATATTTCAAAGTGACGTTCAGGAGGTAATTGTCGTTTAAATAACTCCTCATCTTGTTTCTTAGCAAAGGCAGCCATTTCCATATGCTGATAACCGACACCTTCCAGCCATTCTTTATTCTTTTCTTTAAAGTCGTAGACAGCTTGTGGTAATTGTGGTGCGGCAACAGGTATTTGTTGTCGTTGTTTGTCTAATGCATCAACAGCCGCATGGTCTCCTTTGCTAATAGCTTGTGCTCTATCTCGATTGATTTGATCAAGAGCTGCATTGTAAGCTTGTTGCTTTTGTTGATCCATAAAAGCTTTCAATTCATCAAGAGTTTGCTTTAGTTGTTTAATTTCTTTGTTCTTATCCTTTAGCGCGTTGTATACAGGATAAGCAGCTGCCCATTCCTTGGCTGATTTCTCTCCGTCTGGTCTCCAGCCTAATGCTTGTTGTTCTTTCTCAAAATCAGTAAGCTCACGCTCTGTCTTACCTTCTTCTATAACAACTTCAGCATCTTCAATACTGTCATAAGACTTAATAAGTTCTTTATTTTCCTCTACGTGTTCTTTAGTGGCAGGAGTAAGAGTTTTAAACGCTTCTTCTGCAATACGAATAGCCTCTTCTGTAGAAGTAATCTTTTGGTCTGACATGATTATTTATCCCCTTCGAATACTACGAATATATCTTCATCATTAATAATTCTGTACACGGTTTGCTCTTCTTCATCTACTCGGTCTTCTCCAGAATACTTAGCAATAAGTACTAAGTCACCGACTTTACACCATGGTTCTCCATCACCAAATATTTTAAAGGCATTATGTCCCATAGCAACAACATATGCCTCCTGCATAGCATGCTTTTCAGCCTCAAGAGTTTTATTATCATTAATCTTAACAATAATACTTCCTACTTTTTCAATCTTTTCTTTTTCTGGGTCAACAAGCTTAACAATAACACGGTGACCACATGGTTTAGCAGTTTTAAGCGTTCTCATTTATATTATCTCCATTAATATCATCTGTTGACAGTTCTAAAAAGTCTTTAATGCACGTTTTATAGCCATACAGTCTTGCTAACTCAGTTTGACAATTCTTTCCAAAGATAATGTCTTCGCTAGCCATCTCCAATTCTATTCGTTTAAGAACTTCATCAAAATAATCCTTAACTAGCAGTGTTACTGGGTCGTGCTTCCATCTTAAAAAATGTTCATTAGACATTTGTTCCATAATTACTCCTCTCCGTTATCTCTCTTCTCTTCGTCTGGCTGTCCTTCCATTTGTATGTCTTTTACAGTGTCTACAGAATGCTTATGTAAGTCAATTGATAACTTAGCTGCACCTAAATCAGCGTCTGTGCTAACTTTAGCTAATTTAGACTGTGCCACTACTTCATTTATCTGTTTAGTGGCCTGAATCTGTTCATTCTTAAGATTTAAATCAATAGCTCTAACTGTATGCTCGTTATCTAGCTTCTTATTAAGCAGAGATACTTTTAAATCATTGTGTGCAGCATCTTTTTGTGCTTTCCAGTTACGAGTTGCTGATTCTTGTATCTGTGCCTCTGTCCAAGTCATCTCTCGTTGCATATTTAATTGTGCCAACTCATTAGCTTGTTGTTTTAATGTAAAATCAGCTGTCATAGCAGCAATTTGAGCCTGTATTAAAGCAATTTCTGCTGTAATCTTTTGTGCTTCTGGAGGAGGAGGAGCATTAGGGTCAGCAGGAGGTAATAATACATCAATTTGAGACTTATCGAGCTGCAATGAATCAAGTAAATATGTATCAGCAGCCCTAGCGTCAACTGTTTTGAGTTGTTGAACAGCAATAGCCTTAGTAAGGCGCTGTGCTATGCTACTCATAGTAGGATCAGCAATAGGATAGATAGCTAAGCTGTCACATTCGAAGTCTTTTTTAACATCTGCTGCTTCATCGTCTAATACATTTCTATATGATTTGTTATCTAAGAATTTATAGTTCAATTCATATACTTTTTCATATTCTCTTTTAAGACTTCTATATACACGCTTGTTAATACCTCCAAAAAGCTTGGTTGCTTGTTCTAATTGTTGTGATGCAACCCCTGAAGATACATTTTGACTGGGATTTTGCCCCTGTGTTACGTCTGTAGTACTACTTATTTGCTCACAAACCTGTATAAGGAGCTCTAAAAGGTTAAATAACACTTGTGAAGGCTCTTTAAATGGCAAGGTGTAGATAGCTTTCGATATATCCGTGGTTCCAGCAGCATCATGAACAACATATTCGCCCATTTTGAGCTTAAATTCACCATTCTTAATACGTAAACCACGTGAAATAATACCTGTAGTAGTAGTTGCCAGGGTTCCTGCGTTAACTAATTGATTTAGTATGGTGTTCACAGAGGCGTTTAATGGTAGCATCAATGTACCAAAGCCTACAGAATAGAATCCACCATCAGAAGAAGGTAAAAAGTGATAGTCCGTGTAGTATTGAATGGGCTCAATAAACACAACGTCACCATCACTGTTCTTTTTAATGGTTTTAAAGCGGGAGACGATGCGCATAACTTGCTTGCTAGTTCTATGGACAGTGACAATGTAGGGTTCCTTATAGCCGTCTTCATCTAAATCAAGAAAGCAGTGTTGTTCTAATAGCTCAACAGTGTAGTCTTCATCTTGGAGCGTCTCTGAACTATGCTCATCACTTAAGTCATTTGTTCGCAATGATTCTAATTCTACGTCTTCGTTAAAGATTCCAGAACGTTGTCGTTCAACAATGTCATTCTGAGATAAGGTAATTAAGTGGGTAATACGTTTAGCTGATTCCATGTTCTGTGTATCATGGTTAACAACAATCTTATGAGGTAAGCACAGCTCACTACACACTTGTTTACGCAGCACATTATAATAAGTTTTCTTAAATGCCATGCCTGTCACGGCTAGTATCTGTAGCATGTTATCTAGGCCGTCTTCCCAGCCCTGTATTTCGTTAACAAATTGGTTAGACATGTAATCACTAACACGCCTAGCACGGTCATATTTAGCTCCATCTGGATCGCTTCCTATCACTGCACATTTAACTACTTTATCATTTTGGATAATCTCGGGCATAGTTCTGGCAGCATAGTTGTAAGCTGCTTTAGTGATCAAAGGAAACTTAATATTAGAAGCACCTGGCCAAGGATAGTTTTTAGGTTCTGTCTTTTGCTTGGCCATGTCCATAGCCTTCTCAACAGTTTCTTTCCAGTCTTCCCTAGACTCCTCGTCTATCTCATAGCCTTTAACAACTTGCTGAGCAATAGCGTATTGTTCTTCTTTGTCTAACAGCTCAACAATGTTCTTAGATTTCTCTAATATGTCTAGTGATATCATTTAGTACCCCGTTATCCCGTCTTTGTCTTGTGGGCTAGCATTGCTAGTATTTCCTTGGTAATCTGGGTCTGGCTGTGTCATTAAATTATCTAATCCAGACATTATAAAATAGCGCAATGCATCTAATCCGTGGTCATTCTTTTTAACAATGTGACCTTTTTCATCACGCCTGTATTTCCTATATTCTGACAATAACTTTTTGCATGTAGTAAATATCTTAAGCCGTCCACTGGCTAGCTTTTGTCCAACACTAAATATACCTGCATCAACAGCATTCTCAGCAATAGTTAGATCCAATCCTTCCTCTAAATATAAATCAAATAGGGCGCGTCCATCTGCTTGGGATCCTCCTTTACTTCCTGGATCTATTACTCCTGGAATCCAATCACCTCTAGCTTTAATAGCTGAGGCATGAATAGCAGGAACACCCATTCCCATAAAATGCTCTGAATAAATGTATATTTCTTTTGTAGTGGGATTCATAGCACCCCACACAGCAGCAGTCATATTCCAGCCTACGTCAATGCCATATGCTCTAGGCCACCAGATAGGGATCTCAAACGGTTCACATGTTACATCTTCTTCAAGATATGGATAAATAACCCCGCTTCCTAAATTTGGAATACCTCTACTACGTGCTAATTTCTCATGATCAGAATATGCGGATAGCATAATTTCTTTTTGAGAATCTTCTATGTGTGGAACGTCGTCCCACTGTACTTGCATAACAAATTTTGATGGTTGTTGTGGGTGTATACCTCCATCTGGAAATTGACCGTCTGGAAGGAATGACATAACAATATCAGATAAACCAAATAGTGGCGTAAATGTGCATATCATAATACCTGGTGCTGTAGCGTTCATTGTTCTCGTCAAGCACTCAGAATAGATACCCATATCGCTAGGCTCTTCATCTAATAAAATGACATGTCGATACGTTCCCTGGAATACTTCCCGTCCTTGGTCATAAGATTTAAACGTTACTTTACTTGTTCCGCCTGACGTATGTTTAACATAGATAGTTTCTATGGCTTCTGGAACACCGGGTTTCTTAGTAGGACTCCCAAGAATAGCATCTCGTGGGATTGTTCCTGTTCCCATATCGTTAACTTCGCCAAGCAGTGTGTACTGTAGTCCTTCTTTTGTAGCCTGACTAGTTCTACCTGCTGCCCAGCAATTAACTGGATTAAGGAATACTTTTCCTTTCCACCAATCAGGGTACCGTCCTGTTAAATGGTAAGCTAGTTCAGTACATGCAGTAAGAGTTTTACCTACGCGGTTGGCAGCAATAAAAGCCCTCTGAGAGTGCTTAGAGCCTGCCTGCATAAATTCTACATGCTTTGGGTATAGCTCACGGCGATACATACCTTTATCTGGGTATAACGTGTCTAAACGATTATACTTAATCGCCTGTTCTTTAGCTTCAAGCAGCTCTAGTAGTTCTTTCTCTAATCTTGCTTTATCTTCTGTCATTCAGTTTCCTCTTCAATAATAGAAGATTGCAATTGTTTAGGATCCAATTCTATTCCCATCATCTTTAGCTTCTCTAGTTTCTGAGCTATTTTAGCATTAAGCTGATCTGGTGTTAAGTTAATTGTATTAATAGTAATCTCTGTGTTATTGGTGCCTGTGGTCTTATCATACAAATGTCTATACTTGTTATTTAATATCATGGCATTGGCGCTAAAGTTATATTTACCTTCCAAGGTTCCTTTAGCTCCAGCCAATAATAGCTCTTCCTGTAAAGCAAGCGTAATAGTATCTGCAAATTCTACTGCTTCTTTAAACTCAGGATATTCGGATTGGTATCGATAAAACGTGGTAGTGGATATTCCCAGTGCTACGCACATAGCTGCGTGAAATCCACCTGTTTTAGCTACGTCAACAACTGTCTGGCACATACCAGAGCTGTATTTAGTAACGCCACCTGCACGGCGAAATGGTATAAATTCAGGTGTATCTTTGCTTACTACATGCTTCATGTATTTAGCTCTTATTCGTCTGTATCGTTTGTAGCATCCATTACAACTTTACAACCACCTACTCGCATTAGACATGTGCTACATATTACTGCACCATCTACTGAAATATAGTATAACGATTTGTCACAATTATTGCAATACTGAACGTTTACGTATTCAGTCTTTGGTCCGTGTAGATTAACAACATTATCAGATGACATAGTTATCTCCCTAGCGCTAGTAAATTATTTAATTAACTTATCTATTAGCTTATCTACGCCTTGCTTAACTTCCTTGATGCTTTCTTTGGTTTCTTTTAACGTGTCTCGCATGGAACCAATTTGCAAATCATTAAATTTAGTTTGTTGTTCTACAATAGTGAGCCGACTCTCAAACTGCTCGGCTTGTTTTTTTTGGACATCATCTGTCACATGTCTTCTATCGTTATATTTCATATATAATGTCGCCATTAGACCTATAGGAATCCATAGTAAACTGACGCAATAATAGAGCCCTGACCAGAATTCTCTATCCATAGGCTTATTCCTCAGCAGCTTTAATTGCGTCATTCAATGAATCAACTTGTTCTTGTGTTAACTTTCCGGCTTTTTTCCTTACGGCGTCAAAGAACTTCTTATTGT